TTGGAATCGTTGCGTCAGAAATCAGCGTTGTGCCATTTGCGATCAGGTCGCTGACCGTCAGCTTCTTAGTTTCACTGGCGCTGTCGTCAACAACAGCAACCACGTCTGCTGCAACCAGATCAGCCCCAGCAAGGCTGTTAAGGGCACTGATCTTAAGGTCAGCCATGAAACCCTACGCATGAACCACGATGGGTTCATCATAGAGCCGCAATTAGACCTGTTCCAGCAATACAGCGTCTGCTGTGCCCTGCTCAAGCAGGAGTTCATCATCGTTTTCCTGCAGGAACTTGCCAGGGACCTCAAGATCCATGCGGATCTCAATCTTGCTTGTAGTCACAAAATCAGCAGTAATTTGCACTAACTCGCTTGTCGTGAATTGCACAGCACAAGCTGTCAGCACTCCGTCAAATTCATACCAAATCGCATCATTGCTTGCGTCTGTGTGACCTGCTGGATTGTATCCAGAGGTCTTTAAGTAAAAACGCCCTTTAAACGTGCTGCCAACTTTTGTGCGGAGGACCAGCTCTAGCAAATAGTTTGGCAGCTCTTTTGTCGTGTCTCCTGTGTACTCCCACTCACAAGCCATGCGGCCTGAACCAGACATCAACGTGCCGATCCGATTGCGAAACTCGTCAGATAACGCCGTAACGTCAACGGTTTCGCGCTCCGTGTTCAGTTCATAACTCTGAACTCTGCCAAGGACTAAATACTCACTGCTTTGAACAATGACCTTGATCGGAATGTTGTTGGCAGGCGTTGCCAGCGCAATCGCGTTGGTCGTCCCACCAGCAACTGCATGGGCAAAAGTGTCATAAAGACGGATGCCGTCTAGCTCGTCAACGTAAATAAACTTTTTGATGCTGGTCTTCGCATAGCTGTCAACAAAGTCCAAATCAGAGCCATCTGTGCTCGTAATCTCAATTTGATCACCTGTCAGAAGCTGACCATGATCAAAATCAAAGCTAAATCGCTTGTTTGTTGCGTTGACATCCGAGGGGTTGATCGTTGACCGCAAGTCGCTGCCGTCAAACTCGCGCTTGAGTTCAACTTCTCCAAAGTTGCCTAAATAAACGCTCATGAGATCGTGACCGTAGACAGCGCCCCAGTACCTTGGAATGAAATTTCAGCGCGCACGATGTCACCAGTTGACGCACCGATGGATGCGCTGGTGATGTAGGCCGTCAGCTTGATGTCATTGTTATCCGTTCCATCAACCCAACGAAAGGTCAGCTCAACGGTGTCAGAGCTGCTAACACCTGTGGTCCCCGTCTTGTAAAGCTTGTTCAGCAGGTCGGTTGTATTGATGTCGTCGTTGTCGTCCTTGTAATACAGCAACGTGGCACTGCCGCTATATCCCGAAATACCAGGTGTATAGCTTCGGATATTTTCGTTAAGCGTTGTGGTTTCAAGCGTTTCAAGATTCGCCTGCAGCGAAAAGCTCACGACCTTCGCGAGGGTCGTTCCACCCAGCTGCATCACGCCATCCCTGCCGGTGTAAACCTTTGCCATCAGAGCACACCAATCAGGTTGACTGTAACAGTGCTAGTCCCAGGACGCACATTAGCGATTGAAGGTGCAGAGGCATATCGCCACTTGTTGTCGCCAATCGTCTGGAAAGTCGCCGTGGTGCCGCTCCAACCCTGCACTGCCTCGGTTGGCAGGTCAAAAGTGTTGAAGGTGCCTTTGGTCTCATCGTAGTGATCGACAAAAAGCTGAGCGTTTGCGTCCGTGATATTTGCGAAACTCAGGCTCAGCGTCATGCTGGTTCGGTCTGTGCCATACAAAATCCGAACCTCTGCGCCCGACTGCGCTTTGTAAGTCTTGACAGGAAAGTCACCAGCCTCGAACTGACGGCTTGTCGGCGTAAGAGTTGGAAACGGCATGATCAGCCCTCAGTCGTGTAAGCGGAGGTGTTCAAGACATCAGCCGCCATCTTGCTGTTATAGGTGCTTGTGGTCGGGAACTCTGTCGCCATGACATCGACCATCCCATCTTCGCCAAGTGTCAACTGCTCAACCATATAGGTGTTGCTTGAAACAGTCGAATCAGAAATGGTAAAGAGCGAGTCGTGCAAGGCTGTCTCTAGCACCTTGCCGCCCGAGATCGTCATTGTTGCTTCTGTGACCTTGTCGTCTAACGACTGATAGAAAACAATCGAATAAGAACCATCAGCTAGCTCAGTTGCAGACGTAATTGTGCCATCTGCATTGATCGTGCCGTTATTTGCAGATTGATAAGGGCTGGACTCCGTAACCACACGAATAAACGAACCAGGCGTTAAAGAAATGCCAAACGGATTAGTCTTAAATCGAACGCTATGCGTGACCCGCTTGCGCAGTGTCAGGAAATATCGGGCGACAAGAAACGCATGGTCACGACTTGTGCAGAATTGAGTGAGGTCAAAAGATTCAACTGGATGGTCTGAGGCACCAGAGACAGCCCTGCGCACAACAAGCGTTTTCTCGGAGGGCAGCTGGTTTTGCCGCTCTTCTCTATACCTAACAACAGCCTGAAAATCCTTACGTTCTTCTGCCGACAAATACTCAATTCCATAAGTCCCTTCAATAATGTTGCCCTGAGTGAACAACGCGCTGATCTCAATTGGGCTCTGGCTTATGTTGCCGTTTGTATCCGTAGGCAAGGCAGGCAACAGACTGAACTTGCCATCGCTAATCACAAAATTGCAAAGGAAAAACGGAGCAGTCCTGCCAATAAAATCACGGAGATTGACGGCCTGATCGATCGCTCCATCAAAGAAAAGCTTGTTTGACTCGAGAAACTTGCCTGTGGTCGCAAGATCGCTTGTATTGATCAACTGGCTAGAAACCACATTGCCTGTGCCTGCAACCTTGTCGGTCAGCAAGTAATAGACCAAGTCAGTAAACTTATTGCTTGCCCCGTGACCACCATCAGAAAAACGAGTTACTGGAATGCCGTCAGCTAACCAAACTCGCAGTTGATCTAACTGCGAAAAATTGCGGCTCGATTTCAATGACAAGCCTGTCAAAGTCATACCTGCGTAGTCAGGGGTTACGTCATTTGCCACTGATTCGTTGACATAAACAATTTCATGCTCAGGCGCTGAGTCGTTTGACTTTTGAACCAAATTTCCGTACTGACTAAGATCAGCAATTTGCGTAGTGTGCTCAAACAAACGCTCGCCAGTTAATCCAGCAGGAAGAGCAGTCGTTGCGAGATTTAAGATCTCAAACCGCGCCCCAACAGAATCCCTATCTCCGGCATATTCATTTGAATGTCGACCGCCCAAATCAATTTCGTAGTCAAAAGTATCGCCGATGCTCCAGTTGTCAGAGGTGAATAACGGGTCGACCTCGAAGGTGACATTCTGCCAAGCCTTGTCTTTGTTGAAAAAGCTTTTAGTCGGCTCAGGCCGCGCCACTACAGTGCCCGTCATTTTGACCCTAATAAACTTGCTGCCTTTTGTCACGTCAAAAGTCGCTGAGTTAATAGTTCCAATGCTTTGATTTTCTGCATCTCCTAGAATTTCCTCTTCAAAAGCAGATTCACGACCGCCAGGGTTTCTATCTTCGAGCGTTCCAATTCTTAAATGCAAGCCTCCAGTTGTCAGGTTTATGCCAGCTGCGGGGCGGCTTGCTTTTGGATTGCCGGTTACATTAACCTGAAACTCAAAAGTTGAATTTGGCTGAAAGCTGCCACTACTAGAATTTACAACAATGCTTGTGATCTCCCAAGCAAAGTCATTGGGATAAGCGTCATGGTTTGCAGGAAACTGAGCTTGAACCGCTGCTGAGATTTTTAGATTCAGAGTCCTGCCACTCCCGTCGCCCGCCTCCACGTTTCGTGTTTTTGTTTGCCCTATATACTTAGCATTTCCAAAAATTTCATGCGTGAAAGTATGCTTTCTGCCCCTTCTAACATCAAGAGGCAAGAAATCTAAAAACGATACAGTTTCAACTTGCTGCGAAGAAAAGGTGGTCAGATCTGGTAAGTATTTATCAACGCCAATGACATCAGGCACTGTTTGCGTAATAGAGCTAGCAGTGACGCCTGGGTCTGTTGTCATTTCAGGGCTTAGCCGAATGTCGCCAGCAGTGACTTCATCGCCTGTGATCGTTACTTCAAATGGGGTAGGAGAGATTGCCGTCACAAAACTCCGGGTTATTTTCCTGCCTGTTTTTGCGTTCAATCGCAAGAACAACTCGTTAGCAGGAGAATGACGCGCAACATCGGCTCCACTTTTAGGCACAAACTTGAATTCATACTGTCTGCGCTCAGGATGCTTAATCCTGATCGAGTTATAGACGTCTTGGGGAGTTTGACCAGTGATACAAAATTGCTCGCCAAGCGGATGCCACGGAAATGCTGTGCCATTCGCATCAGTGCCTGCATTGCGGATAAAAATTGTCCAAACAGAAGTTCGGGCAATGTAAATGTTTTGCGTACCGGCCTCATACGAAATTTGGTCCTTCTCGGCTTCAAGCAAATCAATGCCTGAAGGGACTTCAGAAAAATTACAAATGCCGTTTAGCCTATTCCAAACCTGCGACTTCAATCCAATCTCAGTTACATCGCAAGCCCGAGTATTTCTGACAACCCCAAAGCTGACTTTTGTTAAAGGATAGAATCCAATGCCTGCAGACATATTCAGACCGTTTCGCGTATTTGTCGTTCCATTGTCGTCGTTGTAAATGCCACGAGCAAGCATCCTTTCGCTGATGAGTCCGATTGACGCGCCAAGGCCGGATCCAAAAGTCTCAACACACTTCAAAGTTATGTTTTGACGTGTATTGGAATCCCAGCTGCTTGCGCTGCGACTTTGAACAACCCATGCGGTGCGTCCGATCATGATATTTTCTCCGACTTGCAGCATGTCATCCGCGTTTCGGCGGAATCCGTCAATGGCTTGATTTATATCGTCAACCTTGACAATCTTTTTCTTCTTCCGTTTGTATGTATCAGCGGGCAGCTTACCTGTAGCGATGGAAAAGGTAGCGGTGTCTCCGACACTTGCTGTGCGCACCTCAACTGGTGTTGAGCCAGAGTCAGAAACTGGTGTTCCGTTCAAAGCGACAATGCCCATGCGGCGACCGTAGTTGCGACCCACACCTCTTTGACCTTGCTTGCGGATATCGCTTGACTCACTCAAGCCATAATCACCAGCAATTTTGATGCGTTCAGCAAGCAACCGATCTTTTGGATCATCGTTTTGATCCTCAATTCTTGGAATGCTTACAACCCTCCAATTCACACGATAGTTAGTGCCGTTTGCAATAGCTCCATATACTCCAAACTGCGTTTGATTGCTTGGGGAATGTGCGGAACAAAAGCCGGTGTCTGCGCTACTTGAGCGGGTAGGGCAAAGAAAGATATCGTTGTTAACCTCTATATCACCAGAGTCAGGCTTGCCTCTGGTGCCATAAGCTAAATTAGCCGCTTGGATTCTTGTAAATCCAACGCTGTTTTTCTTCCAATAAAACGCAAACTCGTGATTGTAAATCACGTCTAAAGGCGAATTGCCAAGGAAGATTCCGTTTAGCTCTGGCGGGTCGATACCAGTTGGAGGGCCAACAACTCCCTGTTCCCCCACTACATATAACTGCTTAACCATTTGCTGCGTTCCAAGCGAAAACGCACGCGACCAAACAAGGCGTGGTGCGGCAACAATTCCGCCAGTCGTGCCAGTATAACGACCAAAAATAATTGGGATCGGGCTTGCGTAATCAGCAAGCTCAGCTTGCGAATCAAACCCAGACGTGGGGCTGAAGCGATCTCGACCAGTTACGTCTCCAAGCTTGACAGTCTCGCCGCGCGAAAATTGCTTAGGCTTTGGCTGCAAAAGCATCGACGCCCCAGTTAGCACCAGGCCAATCGCTAATTGAATTAGAAAAGTCTCAGGGCCAGCGTTTACAACATCTGGGACGAGGGCATATTCAGCCGGACGCAACGCACCACGCTTCGCCGCAAGATATGCAAACCGTCGATATTCTTGCTCAGTGCAGCCAAGCGTTTCGATTAGCTGCCTTTCATACGGAAGCAGTGGTAGTTCGTAAATACGGACGCCGGTGCCCAGGTCACGAACGCTAGAGGATTGTTGATGTAGAGAATCCCCTTCTCCCATGCCACCGCGAAAACCCACGATCTCCCCTCTAGCAGAAGCATGTCGCCATCATACTGAGGCTCTGCAACCCGATCTCCCCAACGCAAGAGGTCTCTGCAGATTTTTGTTGAAGATGCTGTGTACCAGTCAGGATTAAACGGCGGCATTGCAATCCCACAACGTCGCTGGACTTCATACACCAGATGAATGCAGTCGATGTACCCATCAGAGCCATCAGAGCCCAGGCGATATGGCAAACCAATTAGATCAACGCAATCGCACGCCACTTGAAACAGGGATGTTGCCAATTAGGGATTGAGTTAAACGACGAAGGGGAACATCTGAACCCACGCCATCAAGAATGGTGTTGAGCATCAGAGTCAATGCAGTTTCATCCCAGTCACCCTGCGACACCTGACCCACATATTCGTGCATCTTCGTCCCCGTAGTTCTGTCGTCTGGATCGAGACTCATGACAAATGCAGTTGCAATCCATTGTTGCTCAATCGCATCTAATGCCCATGCACGACTCAGCTGGTTGTTGGGGAACAGCAAGCTAGCCTCGGTGTTGTCACCAGTTCGGTTGATGCTTACACCAGAAAACCCAAACGGAACAAAGGTGTAGGTGTCTCCGTTAAAAGTGGCGTTTTGCTGGATGTGAAAATTTTGAAAGCGATAAACCACCGTCTGCTGAGGGTTGGTCAGCTTCAAATAATTGCCAACTGAAATTGTCGTCAAATCCCGACCCTCCTACGCGTAGATGGTGACTGTTGCAAGCGTTTGAGTGCAGCTTGCTGCCCACGTTGTGCGCCTTGTGCTGCAGCTTGCTTCATGCCTGCTTGGAATTCAGATGCGGTCACATAATCAACGCTGTTGATGCGCTCCACGTTGTATCTGACATCAATAGCGCCTGAATCGCCAACACCGCCAAACTCTGCAAAACCCGCCTCACCTGCAGCTGCTGCACCTGTTGTGCCACCACGCCTTGAATAACGGCCCATGGCTGCACGCATACCAGCCTCACCTGTGACTTGCACACCCAACTGACCGTCAGCACCACGCTGCAATGGCAGCACTGCCTCAGGGCCAGCCTCACCCATCAATGCCCTTGTGGGACGGTTGACGATGCCACCGTTGGCATAAGGCACGATGCCGTTTTGAGCGAACACGTTGCCACGTGCACTAGGAAAGATTGAACCAACAAGACCTTTCATCCCAGCTTGCAAGAACATTTGACCAAAGCTTTTCAAAAGTCCTGACAACGATTCCTTTAATGACTTTGTCCCATCAATCAATCCCATGACAGCACTTGTTAGTTGATTGGCCAAAGTGTCTTTAATTTGATCAAGTGTGACTTTGTACTTGTCGGTTGACTCGTTTAACTTGTCCTGCTGGTTTAACTGCTCTGCTATTGCCGCGCCTGCAGCAAACTGCTCTGCCTCTAACTGTTCTGCAGCTGCTACAGACGCCTCAAGATCCGCCAAGAAAATGGCCAAGTCAACAGACATTTCCTTAGTGTTTTTACTGGTTTCTTTTGTGGCTTTGCTTGCAGCTGTACCCGCCAACAAAGCAGGCTTAAATTGGACAGTCTCAGACGCTGCGGCTGTTGCAGCTGCTTCCCTCAGTCTTTCCTTCTCTGCTTCCAGCCTTGCCTTGAATTCTGGGCGTTTTTGCAGCTGTGCCCTTGACAACTTATCAAAGCCAAGATTTTTCATGGCTTGATTTGTTATATCTGCCTCCGCAAACAAGCTGTTTAACTTGTTCGTCAACATCGTGACAAAATCAAGAATGCCTTTAAACAAGGGTTCAAGCACTTTGCCGATGTTCTGACCCAGCGTCACAAAAGCATCCTGAAGGGTTGAAAGCTTGCCGTTCAGGGTGTCTGCCTGTGAGATAGCGCCGCCAAAATACTGACCGCCCTGATTTGTCAAAGTGATCAAGGCTTGGTTTGCCGCCTCAAAACTGATTTGGCCTTTACTCATCGCCTTGGCTAGCTCGTCTCCAGACAAGCCATACATCTTCTTCAGCTCAGTCGTTAGGTCAACGCCACGCTCCAGAAGCTGCAGGTTCTCCTCCTGCGCAAACTTGCCCTTAGCCCTGATCTGACCGAACGCAGTTGCAATGCCGTCAAGATCAGCGCCAGTAGCACCAGCAATATCCCCAAGACGCTTAGTTGTATCGACAAGCGAATCAGTCTCAATGCCAAACGCTTTAAGCTTTTTAGTGACATCAATCAGGTCGCGAACCTGAAATGGTGTCGCTGCACCAAACGCTTTAATCTCAGCAACAATCTGCTTTGTCTTTTCGGCGCTGCCTGTTAAGACCTGCAGTGATCGAGTCTGTGACTCAAGCTCTGCTGCTGAGCCGAATATCCCCCTAATAAGAGCAGCACCACCACCAATGCCAGCCAAGGCAATCAGTGGTTTGCTTAACCCACTAAAGGATGCCGCCAAGTTTTTGGCCTTGCCTTGCACACCCTGCAGATCCCTGCCAAGTCGCCTGATGTTGTTTGAGCCTCTGGTTTTAACATCCAGAAGCATTTGAAAGACTGACTTCTGCATCAACCTTTCTCCTTATTCAGGATCTTGACCGCCGCAGCCTCCATGACCTGCAAATTCTCAAGCACGGTCGCGGGCTCCTCGACTTCATACAGTCTAAACAGCCATTCAAGGGCTACATAATCAAAACCGCAAACGCCTGCAGACGTTGTGCGCCATTGCGTCTGGCAACGCAAGAACATCTCGACAGCAGGCCAGTTGTCAGGCCACACCTCGAAATCCTTAGGCGCCTCAGGCTCAGGCAGTGCCAAGCCAAACGCCTTGGCATCAGCCATCAGCTGCGACTTATCGTCTGGGCCGCTGAATAAATAGTCAACGGCCTCCTCTAGTTTTTTCGCTTGGCTCCCTGCTTGCTCTCCAGGTAAGCGCCAGCGATAGCACTAGCCATCATCGGCACATCAAGCAGCTCGTCACGCTTGGTGATGCTGTAAGGCAGCTCTTTGCCGTCCTCATCCTCAACGCCTGCCCAACCTGACATCACCTCACGGGCAATCTCAACATCAGACAAATTGCCTTCGCCGCTCAGTTCAGCAATCTCCAGCAGACGGCTTTGCGTAAGGTCTCTGAACTCAATGTCAAAAGTGACCCGCTCGTGTTTGCCCCCATCAACAGGGACATCCACAGAAACGGGCCACTTGTAGGTGTTGGACTTTTTAAGAACGAATCCCATAAAAGGAATAATTCGCCTTAAAACTAGCGCATCAAGTCAAGCTGAGACTATATTCATCGTTCCCAGATGTTGTCGGGGTTGCTGTGTAGTCAAAATTCAGCATTTGAACGCCGTCAGAATCCGAGTAGCTAACAGCAGACAAATCAGTCTGAGGTGCGCTGAAAGTGAAGATGTTGCCAGCGGTTTGACCATGCTGGAACGTGTTGTTGCCTGTAGCAGTGCCAGTAATGGCAGTGAAATAGTTCTTAGTTGCCATGGTCACGGCCTCTAGAACAATGCTGCCTCCAGGGCGACGATCAGTAATCAACACTTCTTTGCTGCCGCCAACCAGCTCGCGGTAAACGCTTTGGTTGCTTTGATCAAAGCTGAACGACTGCACAGCACCGGCATAGCTGAACAGCTGCTGGCTGGTGGTGTTGCCGTTTTTAAACAGCACCGGCTTAGCTTGGTTTTGATACGTGGGAGTTGCGTTTGAAACGTCAGTCGGCGCGTTATAGATGCCGAGCATTGTGAACGTGATAGTTGGAATCTGACCAACCTCAGCAGACAAAGCGAATGAGCCGCGAGCGCCAGTCACGGCTTGACGGACGCCATCCTGGAAGAAATGAATGGTCACAGAGTCAAAGCTGCTGCTAACCGGGGCATAAGTGACAGACGTGTCACTAACGACTGTCTCACTGTTGCCGCAAGCTTTGAGCAACGGGCCGAAAGCAGGTGCGGTGCCGGCTGTGCCAGAACCAACCATCTCAACCTCAATAGTGACCTCAACACGCTGATTCGCGTGCAAAGTCTCATAGTTGCCCATATAGCCACGAATCAGCTCACGCTCAACAGCGTCAGACTGAAAAGGGCTGATCTCAAGACTGCGAACAAGGATTGCGTTGTCAGCGCCTGTTGGGGTTGGATCAGTGCCGTAGGTTGTCTCTTCCTCTACCAATAAGAGGCGTTGACTTGTTCTAAGTGCCATCGGTCAAAACCTCAGTTGGGAACAGGAAGTTGACTATCAGAACCCATAATAGTCACGGGCCTTGAGTCAGGTCAGCGAGCCGGGTGCGATAGCGCACAAGATATTCAACACCAATCACACCAGCTGGCTGATCAGCGTCAACCATCTCAAAGGTTGTCGTTCCAGGTTGACAGTCGATCGCGTATCCGCCGAGCGTAATATCGGCCATGATTTTGCTGTGCAGACTCTCAACAATCGGATCTGCAACTTCATCAGGCTTGTCGCCACGCACAATCACAGAAACACGCACTGTGAGCGTCCAATCCAGCGTCGGCAGACTGGTGTTCTGTTCAGGCGTATCGCTAATCGCCTCAACAACCAGTGCAGGGCTTTCACCACGTTGCAACGGCACTACTCGGCTTCTGTAGATGCGCGTTCCAACGTCAGTCGTGCCGCTCAGGCTGCTAACAATGTCATCAAGGATGTTCTCCCGCAGCGTCGTCATGACTAAGCCCCCGCGATCTGAAACACGTTGCACACAACGCTAGGCCGAGACGGGCGAACGTAAGGACTAGAGACGGCAGCCCCTGCCTTCAGTGAGATATTCGCGTCTGAAGGTGCCCACATGATTTGGATGTAGTCGTCTGCAGCAAGCTTGAGGGTGTGGTCTAGAAGCAAGTTATTTGCGCCTGGGACTCCACCGTGCTTCTCAATGACGCTGGCCGCGCTCACAGTCAAAGCTAGGTTGCCTGAGTCACCTGCGTTGTTTTTCCTCAACCAGAAATGAACATCATGAATCTGCGTGTCGTCATTCTGTAGCTGCAGCATTACTTCAAAAACGTAAACGCCTGGGTACTCGACAGTAAGCCTGCTGTCAGAAATGACCTTCACGCCATGGCTGTGCTCGTTGGCTTTGTTGAAAGTGATTTCTGTTGGAGTATCTGCACTCGCCGTTTGGTCCGTATCGCTGGAAAACTCGGCCCAATAGCCAGGGCTCCCAAAATACTGAAGACTGTTCCACTGTTGGCGGCCATTGCCAATCTTTTGGTTTCCAGTCTCCCTTTCAAGGCCGATCTCACCTGACAGCAGAAGAGGGTTCCTCGCTTGCCATCCTGAACGAGTGTCGACCTTTTGAATTGCCATTAGGTTTTCTGCAATGCAATTTCGACAAACTTGCCGTCACCTATACGGCGATTTTCGCGAACTGTGTAATCTTCGCCATCAACCTCGATGGCATCCCCTGCAATCAAGGTGCCAAAGTTGGAAAAACGGGTGGTGAGGGAATAGTCCGTTGTAAGGACCATCCCCCCAGCCACTACCTCACCAGGCATGTCGAGTATTCCATTGGCCGTTGTGGCGCCAGCCGTACAGCTAACGCCAAAGTCGGCCAAGTAAACGTCGAGATCCTCGGTGATAGGCATGATCAGCCGTACTTCTTAGAACCAAGAGCAACGACGCTAACGGCGCCAGTGCCAGTACCACCAGCAACGGTGATCACAGCACGGATGTAACGCTTAACCTCATCGCTGTTAATGCGCAGGGTCTCGCGAAGTGCAGTGTTTGCATCGGTGGTCGTGAAGGCCAGACCAGAAACATCACCAAAGGTGCTGTTGTCTGCAGAGTCTTGGATCTTCACGGCGTAGGTGACAGAAGCACCACCAGCCTCGGCATCAAGAATTGCCATGATGTCGCCCTCGTAATCAACGAGGTCAACGCCAGTGCGGTTTGCACTTGCAGCAACCACGTCATTTGCCGAAAGAGACAAAAGCTCGGTTTTGGTGCCCAAATTTTGGACAGTCATGGTTTGGTCCTCCTGCGGGAAGTTGCTTTAGGTTTTGCCTCAGCCTTTGGCTCAGGTGTTTTGATCGGCTCTTCTTCAGGCTGCACGGGCTCCACATAAGGAACGGCTGCAGCTTGGCTAAGCAGGATCGTTGCATCCGCAGGGGAAGCCTCAACGACTTCCCCGATGCGGACAACTTGACCCGCAAGCGTTACTTGTTTACGGATCTCGATCTTCATGATCAGAGGGTGTTGTTACCGCGTGAGAAGCTCGCGCCGTGGCGGGCTGCGATGTCCACATCCTGCAGAGCAACCACGCGGACGGTGCCGGAAGTGCTGCCAGTGAAGGGATCCACCATCAGATCCAGGCCAGAGAAGTAAGCAATGATCAGGTCAGAGAAGTTACCGAACCAGAGATCGTTGCTCTCGACTTGGTTGGAGATCACAGCGCGATAGCCGTTGACCTCACCGCCTTGGAGGATGAACTGACCGGAGCCAGAATCCTTGGTGGCAGTCTTGAGGCTGCCAGCCATTGCTGCGTTCATCACATAGACAGGAGAACCCAGCAGAGCGTTAGCGCCAGACACGTCGCTTTCCAGAGCCACAACCTCAGCGAAGGTCGGGGTGTTAGCAGCGAAGTCCTCAGTCAGAACACCAGTGGTGTCCTTCAGGCCCAGGGGCTGGTTGGAGGAGCCGGAGCCGTAGAGACCAACGCGGTCGATCTCAAGAGCCAGCACACGAGCCAGGTCGGTGCGCACCATGTTCTCCACGTCGATGGAGGACTGGATCATCAGCTTGCGGCTAAAGTCGGTGAAGGCACCGCAGGTCTTAGGCGTCAGTGCGACCTGATCAATGGTCTGCTGGGACTCGGTGGGTGAACCAGACTCAGCAACCCAGTAAGCGGTAGCAGCACCAGACTGACGGGGGATGTTGACGTTGCCAGACAGGCCAGTCAGCACGGTTGCGCCAGCTTGATCCAGAGCGGAAGCGTTCCGCAGCAGATCAATGAAGTTGGCGGAATCCAGCTCGGTCTCAACGAGGTTGCCGCCAGCGGTGGCAGTACCAACGTTCAAATCCCGCTTCATCACATCCATGGGGATGGTGATGCCACGGGAAGCGCGGCCCAGCTTGTCAGCAGCAGCTTCAGATGCCTCAATCTCGAAAGCAGCCGCCTCACGGGCAGCGCGATCGGTCGGGTTGGCCAGATAGTTGATGGCACGCAGGAAGGAGAAGCTGCGGCTTTCCTTCTCGGTGAGGCCAATTTCAGCGGCCTTCATGTTGACGGGCTCCTCTTTGACGTTGAGTTTTTCAAGCACGGCAGCCCGTGCTTCATTGATCGAACGGCCAGACTCGACGAGCTGACGGCCCAGATCTTCCATGCCGTGCTTGTTGCACAGGCTGGTCACTTCAGCAATGCGGGAACGCTCAGCCTCAACGGCCTCGGCCCGCACCACTTCCATATCAGGGGTGGTGTCTTCCATTTCAGGAACAGGTGGTGTGGATATTGCTGCCGAGGCAGCGGGTTCGGGATCGGAGTCCGATAAAGAGCGGCCAAATCCCACGCTGGCGTCAGCGGGGATTGCAACGGCCGAGACCTCCGTAGGGGTCCAGGAAGTAGCGACAAATTCGCCGCTACTCCTCTCCTCCATCTTGTCGATGGCGTAGCCGAAGCTCACGTTTCGGATGATTCCGTCCCGTACGTCGCGCAAGACTTCTTGCGCGAACTCGTTGCGGCTGAACCGCACGCGCGCATAACCACGACGTTTGTCGTCGTCGATATACGCACGCTCCACAACTCCGATCACGCGATCAGGGTTGTGGTTGAACAACAGCGGAGCGCCGTCATTCAGGCGACTGAGATCAGCAGCGCCTTTTTCGTGGCTGAGAATTTCATTTCCGTAATACCGAGCCACAGGCTGCTCAGAGGAGAACGGAAAGTCATAAATGCGGTCTTCAACCTCATCAAATGCAGTGTTCTCACTGCGCTTGTAAGTCTTACCCTCAAGCCAACGCAATGCCGCAATCTTGGTCAGCGTTGAAAAGCGATGGCCAACCTGCACATCAGTTTCTTCCCAGCCTTCGTCACCTTCGCGATAAACAGTGATCAGGGCAGCAGGATCATCCTCGTCACCATTGATGGTGAACTCTGAATCAGGGACGTTGATCGAACCATCGCGTTCAATGCGATCGATCTTGCCTTGTGCCGTGCCTCCGCTCGCACGCCACCGCACAAAATCGCCAACCCGCAAATCACCAGGCTCGGCCCTATCCGTGTCCATGCTTCTATCACGAATTTCTTTGATTCTATCTGCTTTGCCGCTACTCCACCTCATTCCTGGGTCTCCACCCCATGCTGCCCATGCAACTCTTCCCGGTGATGGATAACCATCTTCCCCAGGGCTAAAACCCTCAGCCTGTTTGTCTACTTCATGGCGTGCAAAAAACGAGTTCATTTGCAAAACCGTGTCTGCACTTAGCTCGTTACCGCTAAGAATCTGCGTGGCCCTGCGTGCTGCAACTTCAGTGCCGCCAGCCTCGCCATCAGCCTTCCAATCGCGATAACGCTGCGCCTCTTCCTTCATGCCCTCTGTAGGCGTCAGGTCAATCTCAACGCCTTCAATCGTCGCCATCTTCCTGCACCTCCTCCTCATCAGACATTGGCGGGTCAGTGTCACCGAATGGGTCGGCGCTAGTAGCAGGTCGTGCCTGAGTTAGGCCAGCACCGCTCGTCTCGCTCGGATCGGTGTCCGTGATGATGTTCTTCTCGTCCAGCATCGCCAACTCGGCCTGACGCATGGTGAGCACCTCTTCAATGTCACCGCCTTGCTCGCTGATCACTTGGCCAAGAGTCTTGAAGCCGCTGCGCACTGCTGACTTGTAGGCCGCAACTTCCTTCTGCGGATCAACCCATTCCCAGCTGCGCGGCACCCATTTGCTGGCGCGATAACGATCAGGGTCTGTTTCGTAACCCGGCAGGCTCAGCGTTCCGCTCAGCACCGCCATGTCCAGCCACTTCTCAAAAACAATCTGATGGAAGTTCTCGATGAAATAACGCTGCAGACACTTGTATGTGTCGCGCTCCTCAAGCAAGCTCAGCCGGCTGCTGCTGTAGTTCGATTGGCTGTAGTTCTTGCTGATGCTTTCAAAGCTGACGCCAATTCCAGCAGCTGCAGCACGCAACATTGACCGCGTGAACGCCTCAAGCTGACCATCGGGTGCGTCTAGCTGCGGCACCTCTACGCTCTGGCCGGGGTCCAGGTACTTGAAGACGCCAGGCTGAAAGTCTGTGACGCGCTCGCCATCAACAATGTCATCACCCACCAGCTCACCCTCAGGGCTGGTGATAAATCCCATCAACGCGCTGCTAGCCCGAGCGCGAACAAGCTCAGCGTTCTCATAGCCGTCGAGCATGTGCAGCCGCTGCAACGCTGATGCAAACCAAGTGACACCGCGCGTCTGACTGGGCCGCTCAGGGATAAACAGATGGATGACATCATCAGCATTAACGCGGATGCGGCGCGATGTGCGCACATTCCCGGCGTAAACATCGCCAGGATGGTTGGCATAAAAGTTGTAGGCGATGGGGCGCAGGTACTCATCCCGCTCAATGCCCATGCGCACGGTCTTGCCGTCCTTGCTGGCCTGAACGTCGTCGTCGATCAGATAATCCGACTCCAGCACCTGCAGCGCAAAAGGGATCCCGCTGTCACCAAATGGCCGGCGGATAATCCTGATGAACACCTCACCGGACTCAGCCAAGCTGCGGCACAGCAGCCGCTCCATGTCATAAAAGCTCAGCAGACCGCTGACATCGCAGCGCGTCTTGTGGCTCCAACGTTGCCAGGCTTGATGAATCCGAGCATTGGTTGCCTCGTCCATTCGCCCGCCACGCTGCATCCGCACCTGTGATTGGTGATAGATGCCATGCCCAATGACATTGTTGGTGATACTTCTGAGCGCCTGCTTTGCATAGTCGTTGTCCCTGCAAAGCTGCCGCGCGCGATTGCGCAGCATCTTGTAGCTCGACTTGATCTCGCTGTCTGCACTGGTGCCACTCGTCACCCAGTCAGCAGTCAGACGGCTAACTCTCGCGCCTGCATAACTACGCCGCCGCTGAGGACGCTCACGCCGGAACAGTTCGCGGAAAGCAGATCGAACGCCCATCAGAATCTCACGAACAAATTGTGGGGATTGCCCTGGCCATTGCGAATCAGATCAGCTGTCTGCTCACGCTTAACCTCAGCCTTCAGTTTAGTTTCCAAGGCCAACAAATCTGCCAGTTCATATTTCTGCAGATTGCGCCCTGCGATTGAATAACTCTTGACAGCACCGCCATCAAGAATGGTGCGAATGGCAGCCTGTACCTGATCGAGATCAACCTGCGCACGGCTGCGGCCATCAAACGCGCCAGGAGTGCCTGAGTAGGCAAGACTGGCAATGGCCTTGAACTGACCTTCACCCGCCAAATACTGCGTTGAACCGCTGACTGCTACAAGCTGAAAAAACCAAGTGCCAGCAACCCAATCATCAGTGGTAGATGACGGGATCGTGATCCGCCAGCCGTCACCCTGATCAGTTCCCTCAACAGAGGCGCCCTTATCTGCTGTATTTGTCCGCCCGTACCAAGTCAGCGTGTAACTGTTGTCAATCGTTGTGCCAATGCTGTTGGCAAAAGACGGCACATCAAAAATTACGGTGTCGCCGATCCTGATTTCAGCCGGATGTTTAATCACCAGTTGTTCACGAACGACGGCGCCGCAACTGCTTTACGCGTTGCTTCCTTCGATCTTAGCGGCTGCTCCAAACGCTTTTCCAACTGATCCCAAATCGTTCGGCGATCGTATTTCCGATAAAGCAGCTGCAAACAGGCATAGGCGTAAATCAATGTGTCCCAGCTCTCGTTCCTTGCGCCGCCTTTCTTGACCCAGATGCGCTCAGGGAATCCGTTGCGGAATTTGATCGCCTGCTTTTCTGCCGTGAGCATCTTGAAATACTCCTCACCCGTTGTCGCGTGAAAGTGCAAGTAACCCTCGCCCCGCTCGGTGTACTTCAGCCGGCCAGCCATCGTGTTCTTGATGGCATGAACGCCCACCGGATACAACGTCGCGCCTTTTTTGATTGTTTTGCCTCGTGAGTTGATGTCAACTCTTGTGGCCTTGCCGATCGGCTGCTTGTCTCGCTGACTCTGACCCTTAATCGCAATCACGCCATTGGCCCTGCGCTCTCGCGCGTATTGATAGACCTCGCTCGTCGCAAAACCACCGCTGTCAACAGCGATGAAGTCAGCCTTCAAGCTGCCGCCTAGTTCATGCGGCCAACGCCGCGTCACAAACTCATCCAAACGTTTCCACACCTCAGACCGCGTCGGGTCTCCCGCAATCTCGACGTACTGAATCAGCCAGCCCTCTTCCTTACGGCCCCAGCCCCACACGCTGATCGCCAGCCTTTCTCCAAGCGTTCCGCCGCCACCCTGCACGTCAACGCCGATCGTCACAGCCAAGACACCAGCAGGCAGCATCCCCTCCTCGTAATCCTCACACCGCTCAACCAGCGCCTCAGCACTCATCGCGCTGCTGTAATCGTCAGACCACGTCTGACCCAGCGTGGTGTTGATCCACACCCGCAGCTGCTCAGGGTTTGACTTGGCCTCTAAAAACTCAGCAACAAGATCAGCCCAGCGTGCGTTCGGGCTGTAGCTGTACGCCGCCCAGATGTGAAACCCTGCGTGTTTACCGTTGCCCGGCGCAGTAGCCCGCCACTCACCGCGCTCAACCATCCAGCGTTTCTTGCTGTGCGGGATCAGAACGCCACAGCCCTTGCACGCATAGGCCGCAGTCTCAGGATCATTGTTGATCCACTTGATGTTTTCCCACTCCAGCACCTGCATCTCACCGCAGTCTGGACAAGGCACGAAATACTTACGCTTATCCGACTCCTCGTACATCCGCTCGATGCGGCTGAAGTCCTTCACCGTCGGCGTGCTGCCGGCAATGATCTTGCGGTTCCAGTAATACTCAGTCCGCTTGATACCCAGCTTGATCTGATCACCCTCAGATCCTGCTGACGCCGGATAACCGTCAACCTCATCGAACAACACAACCCTTCTGCTGACACGCCTAAACCCACGCGGTGAGTTCGCCCCCACCAGCGACAACGTGCCGCCGGGAAAATTCTTCTGCAAAATTGTGTTGTTCCCGTCCTTCGCTTTCGACTCACTCACCAAGCCAGCCAGACAAGGCGTGTCCCTCAACATCGGGGCAATCTCTTCCTTTGAGTAGCCCTGCGCGTCCTCCACAGTCGGCTGCACAACCATGATCGGACAAGCGTCCTGATGGACGTGATAACCAATCGCGTGGTTGATCATCTTGGTGTAACCAACACGCGCTGACTTCATCACCGTGATCTGCTCCACAGCCGGATCAGTCACCGCGTCCATCATTCCCTTCTGATACGGCAGCGTGTGCCACCGGCCAGCTTCCGCACTCGATTCAGCAGACAAGAACGCATAACGATCAGCCCACTCGCTCAGCGTCAGCTTCTCCGGCGGACGGAACGCCTCCAAAGCTCCACGCATCAGCTCAGCAATGTCAGCCATCAGCCAAGTCCTCCAGGGCCTCGCGCACAATCTCTTCAAGCGCCACGAACGCATCCGC